CGAGCCCGTGAGGACTCGCTGCCTGGCGCATGTGTGGTGTGGTGTTCGCACCATCTCCATACAGTTCCAAACAGGAAAGAGGACAACATGGCCATAGGTCAAGAAGTGCACAAGCGATTCGATCACTACACCCCTTTGGGGGGTGGTGAACGTCTTGTGAGTGCGCAACAAAACCTATGGGAGTCCGTAAGTCTGCAACCCGATCATACTTATGGGGAGCAGTGGACTCAATCCAACCCTAAGGTTGGCGGCAAGTACATCAGCGGCGGGCCTTGGACTCTTAACAAAGAGTCCGTGGTCTCAAGCGTTGCGCAGGCTAAATCGCCTACGTATCGCGGTACCGTGAGTCTTGGTGGACCACGTTTTACTGTGGCAAGACCGTTGAGTTATGCGAACCCAACGGACTTGGAGTTGGACAGTGCTGGCACTAAAGCCATTGCACAGTCGGACCCCACTAATCCCGCGTTCGATCTCTCCACATATCTCGGAGAGATCTTGCACGAAGGATTACCGTACCTTCCAGGCGCTCAGACTAAGGATGCTACCGGGCTTGCAAAATCTGCAGGTTCGGAGTATCTGAACGTCGAATTCGGCTGGAGTCCCTTCGTCAGGGGCCTGAAACAGTTTGCTAATGCTGTTGTCAGGTCCAGCTCTATCGTTGACGGCTATCTTGCCGAAGCGAATAGACTGGTGAAGAGACGTGTTGTCCTGCTAGATGACCGGAGAACTGGTACAAGCACGGGTAGTTATACCGTGTCGCCATCATTCTTCGGTCAATTCTACCAAGGGTCCTGTACAGTCACCGCATTTAAACAAATGTGGTTCGAAGGGGCGTTTATGTATCATTTGCCCCTCGGTACAGGCGTGGCGGATCGCATATCCCGCTACGGATCCTATGCCAGGAAGTTACTTGGCATCGGGTTAAGTCCAGAAGTTATCTGGAATTTAGCCCCTTGGTCCTGGGCCATCGATTGGTTTGTGGACATCGGAAGCGTCATGCAAAATGCTTCGATGTCCGGCAACGATGGCGCGGTGATGTACTATGGCTATACAATGTGCCATACTGGTTTCACTGAAGAACACGTGGCTGGACCCCATCCTTCGATGGGATCACTTGGCCCCGTGGCCGGAAGTTTGACCAGGCTCGTCACCTCTGAACAAAAGAGGCGGCGATCGGGATCACCGTTTGGATTTGGTGTCAATCAGTCTAGCCTTTCGGCTAGGCAGATCGCCATCATGGCTGCTCTTGGTTTATCTAAGACGTAGCCACCGTGGCACGGATCTTTCAATCCGTGTGTTTTTCCACGTTGTCGGGATAGTCCCGGCATCCCTCAGAAAGAGAGACGCTACATGGCATTCGCCGATCCTCAGACAGTGACCATCAATGCGGTCGCGCAGTCGTTGCTCCGGATTCCTCCGGGGAATAACAACGGCGGCGCGTTCGCAAAGGACGATGGCACGGTCCGGCTTTCGATTTCCCACAACTTGGGAAAGCGGAACCGCCGAGTCATCAACCTTGATCACTCGAAGATCGCGGCCGACCCACTCATGGCGTCGGTCAACGTTCGTCTCGGCATGCGTGCCTACCTCGTGGTGGAAACACCCGATGTTGGCTACACAGTTGCTGAGGCGAAGCAGATCGTGGACGCCTTGACGGCGTACCTGACTGCATCGTCGGGGGCTCGCGTCACCCAGCTTTTGGGTGGCGAAGCCTGATTGAGGAGTTTGTTCTGAACTAACTACTCAGAGCAGATTCACTGCTGAGGGACTTGTAGCTATGGACTCGCCAGCCCTTCGTTAAGAAAGGCGACGATGAAAAGCCTGATGTCCCTCTGGAGAGAGGTGGCCGATGAACTGGCCACCTGGTGCTGCACAAGCGCCACGCTCGACTACAAAAAGCTCGAGCGGAGGGTCAAAGCGGAGGGGGTATCGTTTCTCACGATATCCCTGCCCAGCTATGCAAGGGATTTTGAAAGGTCCCTAGACGCTGGCTCCATCGATCCCGGTTCCTTTTCTGCGTTCAAACGTAGGAACGGTCTCCCTCTATTTCTAGGGGGTTTCCTGGATCGAATCTTTGACTCCAGTGGTGTGCTGCTCAACGAACCTTGCGTGGATTCCATCCTGGCGATACGTCAGTTAACACTGATGTTCAAAAGGATCGAGCTACCGTGCAGTGATGCACGGGAAGCTCGGGCCATTGCAGGGTTCGTTGCGGTAGAGGAGGAACTCACACAGCGTAGAGATTCACGCAGTACTCCCGCGGATCTTCTTCGGAAGTTCCAAAGGACTGCGCTGTTGCTGTGGGGTGACGCATTTCAGACCGTCGACCGGAAGGTCGAGGCTATGGAATTGCGCCCACGACATGGTCCTGGCCGTACACAAGACAAACTTCTGGGAAACCAGAAGTGGAACTTTGTCGAGTGGACGGACCGTCTAGAAAAGGCTGGACTCCACTACGTGGAGTACGGTCTGCCTAGACGGGGTTATTACGACCATCAGGATTTCGTCGAGTTCCTCGAGCCTGGAAGAGAGCGACCTGTGAAGGTCACTCTCGTTCCTAAGACGCTCAAGACTCCAAGGATCATCGCGATCGAGCCTACTTGCATGCAGTACATGCAGCAGGGAATCTCGAGTGCTTTGATACAGGAAATCGAAAAGCCAGTGCCACTTGACTCTATCAATCAGAACTTGATTGAGAAGGTCGGTGTACCAGCCCTCGGTTTCGTCGGATTTGAAAGCCAGGATGAAAACCGATCCATGGCTAGAGAGGGCTCGCTCAACGGCGAGCTCGCCACGCTCGATTTGAGCGAGGCGTCCGACAGGGTCTTGAATGGGCATGTAGAGCTCCTGTTTGAGTGGTGGCCTTCTTTATCGGAGGCCGTCCAAGCTAGCAGGAGCACGAAGGCCCGTCTGCCTGGCTTTGTTGGAGACAAGGTGTCATATCGACACAGTAATCTTGTCTTGGACTTGGCTAAGTTTGCGTCTATGGGCTCAGCTCTATGCTTTCCCGTGGAGGCGTTGGTCTTTTCGACCATCGTTTTCACGGCTATAGCAGACGAGCTCAGGGCTCCACTGACATGGAAGGTATTGAACTCCTTTCGTGGAAGGGTGCGCGTCTACGGGGATGACATTATTGTCCCCGTGGAATTTGTGCCGCGGGTGATCCGTTACCTTGAGGCTTTTGGTCTCAAGGTGAATGCGGACAAGAGTTTCTGGACCGGAAAGTTCAGAGAATCTTGCGGGGGAGACTACTACGACGGCAACTGGGTTACCCCAGTTAAAGTCGGACGTAAGTTTCCCTCGACACTCGATGACGTTGACGAAGTTTCGTCGCTTGTTTCACTCCGCAACCAGTTTTACTGGGCTGGGATGTGGAAAACAGCGGCGTACCTCGACAATGTGATCACGAAGATCTTTCGTGGTCACTTTCCCATTGTTGAGGGAACATCTTCGGCACTTGGTCGCGAGTCTGTACTGCCCTACAGGGCAGAAAAGACTTGCACCAAGCTGCACAGGCCCCTGGTTAGGGCCTGGCAGAGGTTCGACCGCGTTCCAGCTAATCCGCTGGACGAGATCGGTGCCTTGCTCAAATGCTTGAGCAAAGCTTCGGAGGAACCCTTCGAAGACCCCAAGCATTTGCTTCGCTCAGGACCTGCGGAGAGGTCTAGCATCAATCTCCGTTGGAGTGCCCCGTTCTGATAAAGAGCGGGGTAGCGGCATCGTCGTGAGACGACGTCG